TTTCGGCGTCTGTCTTCGCCCACGCCTCGCACGGCCAATTGCCCATTGTGCTGATTTTGCACCAGTGCTAGACCGGTATCCATGAGTTGTCCATTGATGCTGTGGTCTTTGACGAATGGAACTAAATCTGGCCGTAGAGTGATTAGTTTCTTGAGGATATCTTCTTTTTGGGCCGTTGGCATATGATCATCTTCGAATCCTAATTCATATCCATTGATTTCCATTGAGATTCTGTTGAGCTGTTTATGATGCCAGACCCTGAAGATATGGGGTCCTAAATTGGCTTCACCCATAAACTCGATGTCGTTGCTGAACTCGTCTGCGTCCTCAAGTCCGTCGTAATCACTAATCGATTCGCTGATTTCATCCCAAGTTTCCCCATCCCAAGTTTCCCCATGCTCCCACTGACCACGCTTCCCGTGACCACCATCCCAAGTTTCCCCATCTCTGTACTCATCGCGGAGGTATGCTTGGAATGCTGATGGTGACATCCAGTTCGGGAAGCTGGGCGAGTCGTATCGCGTAAGTCCCACAATGTTGGTGGGTGGGTCAGGCCCTATCATGTCCCGGTGTTGCGGGCAATAGGCATCTTCGATGTATGGTGGATCGGACCTGGTTCCTGGAACTATAAAGAATACCCAACCTTCAGCTACCGATGTACCGGATGTTCCACAATCGGTGCATATGTTGGCATGGCATTGGTTACACCATGCCCAGGCTTCAGATTCTCCACAATGTAGGCATGCGTGAGGATCTGAAAATTCGTCGGCGTCTTCGAGGCCGTCGTATTCAGATTCTATAATTGCTTTGAGCTTCATGATTTATCTTTGAAGCAAACATATCACAGGTTTTACAGGTCAAAGGTCATATGGGTTCTTGGGAATATCCACATCAGAAATTGGGCATTACTGAAGATGAATATGCTTCTTTGTTGGGTGAGCTATACTCTAACAACATGTCGCATTCCCAAATAGCTGTGAAACTTGGGATTCATAAAGAAACTATTCGCAAAAATTGTAGAAAGTATGGGATTGTGGCGAGAACTACGTCAGAAGCGGTGCGGCTCGGATGTAAGGTCGCAAATCTTACCGCTAACCAATCTTCTGCTTTGGATGGTATTCTTCTCGGAGATGGACATTTAGATGGTAATTCAACAGTATCTGCAAGAATGACATATGGTTGCAAGTTCCGAGAGACTCTGGTAGATATTGCCACAGTTTTCGATGGATTACACTTTTCAAAACCATGGGTATCTAAGACTGGTTATTGGCACTTTAAGTCATCATTCTACACAGATTTGAAACCATGTTGGAACAAATGGTATATTAATAAAAAGAAGATCGTGCCATCCAACTTACAATTATCGCAAATTGCTTGTTATTGGTGGTTTGTTGGAGACGGCTATCAAGTTGATTATGGTTTGCAATTATGCACTGACGATTTTGATGCTAAGTCTATAAGTATATTATGTTTTCAATTGTCGAAATTGGGTTTCGATTCTTCAATAACCCCAAGCAGTAATAGAGTGCGTATCAAGGGCCGATCGGCACCAAAATTTCTTGATTGGCTTCGTCCATTGGCTACTCAACAATATCTTTATAAATGGAATACTAGACGAAGACAATGCAGAAAGCCGAGAAAAGAACGTCCCAAAGTCGAGATTCTTCAAACTCAAATACTTCAACTATCCGGTATTCAATTGGCTAAGCATTATGGAGTTACTCAACAGACACTTAAAAGATGGTTAGATCACTATGGTATCATTAACCCAAGAAGAATGAAATTCTATAATGAGCAATCAACATAAAGCACTTATTACAGGTGTTAATGGGCAATCGGGATCTTATCTTGCCGAACTATTGTTGTCGAAGGGTTATGAAGTTCATGGGATGATAAGAAGGAGTAGCACCCCAAATACTTCTCGTCTTGCTCATATCACTGATCTGATTACTCTGCATCAGTCGGATATGACGGACCAGGGCTCTCTGACTCGGTTGATCGAGAACGTACAGCCCGATGAGGTTTACAATCTCGCGGCACAATCATTTGTTCACGCTAGTTGGGATCATCCAGTCTCGACGTCGGATATGACGGGGCTTGGGGTTACACGATTGCTGGAGGCGATCCGGCATGTGAATGACAAGATCCGATTCTACCAAGCCAGCTCGAGTGAGATGTTTGGTAAGGTGCAGGAGATTCCGCAAAGGGAATCTACTCCATTTTATCCCCGTAGTCCGTATGGTGTATCCAAGTTGTATGGGCATTGGATTACGCTGAATTACCGTGAGAGTTATGGGATGTTTTGTACTTCTGGCATTTTGTTCAATCATGAGAGCCCACGGCGTGGTTTGGAATTTGTGACTCGGAAGATCACGAATGCTGTGGCCAGGATAAAGAATGGTGAACAGAAGGAATTGGCTTTGGGAAATCAAGATGCTAAGAGGGATTGGGGGTTTGCTGGTGATTATGTCCGTGCTATGTGGATGATGTTGCAACAGGATGAGCCTGATGATTATGTTGTTGCTACGGGTGAGACCCATAGTGTTCGGGAGTTTGTTAAGGCGGCTTTTGACCGTGTGGATCTGAACCCCGATGATTACGTGGTTACGGATGAGCGGTTCATGAGGCCCGCTGAAGTTAGTTTATTGTGCGGTGATCCATCTAAGGCTAAAGATAAACTTGGGTGGGAGCCAGAGGTGATGTTTGAAGAATTAATTGGTATGATGGTTGAGGCAGATCTCAAAAGTAAATAGTTGCCCCTATTATATTGTCCCACCCCAATTCCCCACGGAGGATCACCCCATGCGTTCTTTACTGGCTGTTATTGTTTTGTTGTTCTTTGCTTCTTTGGCTCAAGCCCAGCAATGTAGCAATGGAACATGCAATGTTCGACGTCCCCTGTTTCGTGCCGTGACGGCTCCCGTCCGCGTCTTTAGGAATTCCCGTGGTGTGCGACAGAATTATAATTCCTGCGGGCAACGATCTGTTCGTTTTCGACTTTTCCGCCGTCGTTGCAATTAGTGTGAAAAGCCATGGTTTCGCTCAAAAATAAGTTGTAGTTCGAGAAAATAGAGAGTCGAACAAAACCAGTTTAGGAGATGATCTCATGGCTGCACAACCTGCCAACACCGACATTCAGGTGTTCCGAAGGATCCGTTCCTTTCGGCAGATGCATCGGCACGAGTCCGTCGCCGCTTTGATCAAAAGACTCCGTCCGCTGGTCATGAGCATACCTGCGGACGAAATCCTGGTCGAAGTGAAGACACGTGACACCACCACGGCTGATTTCAGTCCGTATATGGGTGAAGCACGTCACAACGCGACTCGTGGTTTCCCGATTGTCATCGGTCTGAAGGACCAAGTGTCATTTGCGAACGCCCAGACCAACATTACCGAAATCGATTTCGGTTTCCAGATTGGCCACGACAAATTCCTCAGCAATACTGTCGCTGGACTTACCCGCGATCTACATGAGGATACTCGCGGTTTGACACCGGACGTTTTGGTCTAAGATTGATTGTGAGCATGGTAAAGAGTTAGATGGGATTTCCCGTCTAACTCTTTTTTTGTATACAAAGATTTCGTGTTAGAGATTGTGTATGATGGAAAACGGGATTTGGAGAACTAGAGAATGGTTGTGCCAGAAATATATTGTGGAGGGTTTGTCATGGGAGGAGATTGCTTCTATAGTCAGCAGAACCAGCACAGCTGTACGGTTTGCAGCAAAGAAATTTGGAATAAAATCAAGAACTGTTTCAGAAATTAGACAAAATATTAATAAAATCCCGTTAAAGAAAATTAAGGCGGGATACGAATCTGGCCGATCAATAGCAGATATTGCTAAAGACTATAATGTAGTTTATTCTGTGATGCGTAATAAACTACTGCTTTCCGGAGTCAATTTTAGGAAAAGAGAAGAAACTAAAATAATCACTTTCGGAAATAGAGAGAACAGTTTGCCCTTAGAGCAGTGGGCAAATAAAGAATTTCTAGAAGACAAATATACTTGCTTATCAATTAACCAAATATCTGAATTGGTTGGGTGGTCGTATACTTATGTTCATGATTTGATGTGTGAACTTGGAATAAAGTTGAGAGATTTTAAATCATCAATTGCATTAAAATGGAATGAACCAGAGTATCGCCAGAAACATGCGGAGTATCTCTCTTCTAATCCTAAAGTAAGTAGCATCCAATTACTGTTATATAATACTCTCGATGATCTTGACATTGAGTATTGTCGAGAAGGACCTGCAACTCTAATCGGTCATTATTCATTTGACTGTTTAGTCAAATCGACACCGTGTGATATTCTGATCGAAGTCCAGGGTGAATATTGGCATTCATTGAAAAATGCGAAAAAGAATGATAGTTCGAAATTTACATATATTAATAAGTATTTTCCACAATATGAAATCATGTATATCTGGGAAAATGAATTTTCAGATCTACATAAATTGATTAATAGGTTAAGGAACAAACTCCACAGGTCTGTTGAAATAACAGATTTTGAATTTAATGAATTAAAAGTCTCAGAAGTTTCGCGGCATGATTGTAAGTCACTTTTAGATGCATATCATTATTTGGGCGGTAATAGAGGTGGTCTAGCATATGGGGCTTGGTATCGAGATGAGTTGATTGCGGTGGTGTTATACAGTAACCCAATTAGACAACAAACAGAAAAATTTATCGGACTTGGAAATTTGAAGGAATTATCACGACTTTGTATTGATCCTAAATTCCAAAAGAAAAATCTAGGATCATGGTTTGTATCAAGGACTTTGCAATCAATACAGGCTGATGCTGTAATCGCCTATGCTGACACAACTCGCGGTCATGTTGGTACTGTTTATAAAGCATGCAATTTTGATCTTCACCATGAAATTCCACCTGATTATTGGTACATAGATGACCTTGGAATTGTTATCCATAAAAAGACTTTATACAATCGTGCAAGATTGAATAATGTCAAAGAAGCGATTTATGCCCAAAAGCATGGATATAAAAAGGTATTTGGCGGCAAGAAATTGGCATTCGTGAAACTTGTGACAAATTCTGGTTGAGGGCAATTGTGTATTATAAGTATAATCTGCTCCGTCAAAGTTACAACATAACTTCAGGAGTGCAAAAATGGCAGCGACAGTAACGATTAGGCGTTGGACTGGTGCTTCTGGTTCGCCTACTCGAACAGATATTACCAGTGCTAATACCGTTGCCAATGCTGTCGATACACATCAGGCAACTGCTTCTGGTAGTACCAACCCTATTAAAATTCCTGCGGCCGGTACCAACCGATCATTTTGGGTTGCCACAAGGCTGTCGGTTGATGTAGCCCCATCAGGGACGATCGATAATATTCGATGGCATGGTGATGGTTCCGCCAATTTCGGAACTGGTGTCGGTGCTGTTGCCGCCAAAGCTTCTGGATATGTCCAAGCCACCGGAATGACTGGTACTACCGGTGATGCTCTAAATACGACCAATTATGGAACAACGCTCACCACGGCCGCTCCGCCGGATTTCACGATGTATACGTCTGGTGCGCCGTTGACTGTGACTGGTTCGACCACCACAACCGATACAGCACTCGGGGAATTGGTTGTTTATCAATTGACAGTTGCTACTACAGCTTCTGCAGGTACAACTGCCCAAGAGACATTCACTTGGCTCTTCGACGAGACATAGAGGACAATTATGGCTGAACGAACCAATACCCCACAAGAGCAATTAGCCAGGCAAGCTAAGTCTCTGAAAAAAGGTGATAAATATTGGTGTATGCTCCCCCGCCTGAAGGAACCCAAAAAGGGAAAGATTATTTCTCTATCAACTTCTCTATCCAAGCAAATTGGTCTTGAATTCGACGAAGATGTTGGCGGCCATTCTTGTGACGGATGTGGTAAGCAAGGGTATTGCCTTTATTGTCGTATTAGTCATTTGGCTAACGATGATATGATTAAGGCAATAGAGGAACAGCGTAAGGCAGATCTAGAACGCATCAAAGGTGTTGAAGGCGAATCCCTCGAGGAGATTGATCTTACTGCTGATCTCAAGTAGATTATGAAAATCGATCCCAAACAAATTGCTAAGATGATAACGGAATGTCAAAAGTAACGATCAAACAATGGACCGCCCCTATTAGTAAGGAAGATATGCCAGAGGCTGCAAAGTCTGTTGGTAAATCATCCGATGATGGGTTTAGGGTCAATATCTTGGAGATGGAGCCACCCGTCATGCAAGGGACGGAAGCCAATCATCCATTAGTTGTGTCCACCGATGTTGTAGAAGGTCCGGTTGTATTGTCACCACATCCACGTCCCAACGCTAGCAACTATTTCCACACTAATAAACTGGTTTGGAAGGCACTGTATGCAGATGGCTCTGTCCAAGATCAAATTGGTGAATTAGGTAAAGAGACATCTACTGATAATTTGTCGAGAGTTGGACTTCGGAAGTTTGCTCTTGTTACTAGGAATGGTGGCGAAGTGTGCTCACATGTTCTTGAAACTGGGGACATGTTCTTTTACCGTCGACGCACTGCTATGCGTCCCGGCCACGATGTCGTTGAGGTTATCCACATCGTAGGGAAAACACGCTCTGAAGATGGTCCAAATGATATCATCTTTTTCTATGAGAGCGATATGCATAACGAAATTGGCGATTTCCGGAATCAAGTAGATGCCATCGATGAATGGCGATATCCTATTAAGTGGCATGATTCCGATTTGGTTCCTATTAGCTGAATAAGCCAACGTTAGCCATTCTATCAAAATTAGTCTTGTGTCCCACAGATTATACCACGAAAACTTAAAACAGTACCAAAAATGATCCCAAGGAAGCCCCTTGGTGATCAGTAGGTCAAAGATAATTCAAAGGAGAACCTACAATGGCTCGTTGGGTACCATTCACCGCACACATCCGAATTGTTCCTGATCGTGGTTCGGGGCTTATAAAGACGAAACGATTCGAGACTTGGCGGGATATGCAAAAAATTGGGACACTCATATTTGAGGGTCTAGAGGCATCTGCATCTCTTAATATCTCGGAGCCCGGCGGTGGTCAGCATCAATCGTTTGGCGGCCAAGGACGCAGCGGTAATAGCGGGTTGACCCGTGGCACTGCAGTGAAACCACAAATGGGTGAAGTACCGGCTCAGGCAGCGATTACTGGGTTCTTCAATGCGAATGATTTGAATGCTCAACCGCATCCAGAGAAACAATTGATACATGCTGGTGAGGTGGTTACTGGTCCTGGATCTTCCCCGTCGCTCCAGAATCCCGCAACAGCCACGGATACTGGGTGTGCTGCACTACGATCTGAGTTAGAGACTCGGATTTTGGCTAACCTTCCGGTGGGTATCATTTTCGAAATCTTCCGGATTGATTATGCCGGTGTGGTCTATGGTGACAAGGGGTATCACTTCCCGTAATGAAAGTCACTAAAGAAGATCTCCAGTACGTTCGGCAATATATCGCTGAAAAACATGGTAAGGAGATGACTCCTGCCCAGGTCCTCGAAGTGATGCGTGAAGTGAAGAAAATCGAGGTAGTTGACGAGCCGGGTCTGGCAACCATATTGAGGCAAGATGGCAATAACAAAGGCCACGATCATGAGCATAACGAATCTGATCACTGAGGACGCAGATATTTTCAATGAGGAGGGACTAGATGATTCATGGACAAGTGGGGAAACAACTGTCACACTCACTAAATTGTTGGATATTATAAAAGATGTCCCCATACAAAATGTCTCTACATCAGTATTGTCTAACCTCGCACTTCATGGTGATGATCCTGCAGAACAAGGAAAGATACAGAATGCTGATTTGAAATATCCAGTTTTAATCATAGTCAATGACGATAATTCAATAAATTATATCCTCGATGGAAATCATAGAATTCAAAAAGCAGTTCAGAAGAAGTTGTCAGAAGTGCAAGCTAAATTAATTAAACTTAGTGGTCTTCCTAGCGATTTCCAAGAGGTGTTGGGTTAATGGCAATTCTGGCACCAGCAGAACTCCCGAGTGTCCTAAAGGTCCGCAGTGACCCGATGAAGAAGTATGTCCTATCCAAAATGGGACATCCTATCACTGAGGTGGAGATTTCTGAAGACCAGTGGGAGACAATCTTCCGGGTCGCTGGTGACTTCATTGCTGGGTATTTCCCTCGAGAACAGAAATTATCTCTGTTCTATACCAAGCCTCTCCAGTCCACTTACCCACTACCAGAGGATGCTTACTGGGTGCAAGAGGTCAATTGGGACCCTGTCACTACCAGGATCGATGACGTCTTCGGTGCCGAGTCATTCCTTTTCAATATCGGCAATATTTCTGGTATTCAAAACATCCTTACCGACTACCACCTTCTACAAGCTTATCGCAAGTTCTCCCAAAAAGTTCTAGGGACAGAAGGCCACTGGGAAGTGATCGGTGAAGGAGACGGCACTGGTATTGTTGGTGATGGACTCAGTGCAAAAGATCAGTTGATTCGATTGTACCCGACACCCAAGGGTGCGTTCCCAGTAGTTGTCCTTTACACTCCTGTAGTGAATCATTTCCGTAGTCCGCAATCCAGACAACTGGTTTACGATATGATGTTGGCTGAAGCACGGATTGCGGTCGGTAGTGCTCGTCGGAAGGTAGCTGGTATGCCAACTCCTGATGGTGGTACTATTAATTATGACGGATCAGACTTAGTGCAAGAAGGTCAAAAAGATAAAGATGAAATAATTGAGATGGCCATAAAGTTGGGAGAGCCGATAGGTCTCTGGTTGTGGTAGTTTAGTTATATCGCGTCAAAAATAACTCGGAGGACGCGATAATGGGAACATGGAAACCGGTTGTAGCCAATCTAGACAAAGACGCAATCGTTGCATCTTATAAATCTGGAGTTGCGGTTGCTGATCTAGCAAATAAATATGAAGCTAGGGATTATCATATTAGAAAGGTTTTGAAATCGGCTGGGTTAAAAATCATAAGGGGAAGGTTTAAGTCATCTCACAAGCCGCATAATAAATCAGATGTTGTTGACGACGAAATTATTGGTTTGGTAAAAAAGGGCACGGCATTCAGTGAAGTAGCAAGGCAGTTGGAATGCTCGATCAACGTTGTTAGACAACGATGTTATGCGGCTGGAGTCAAATCGCCAGGATTCAGCTTTAAAGAATCGACTAATCTTAGTGTTCAAATAGGGCAAGAAGCATACGACAAACTTGGCGATGTTGAATGGTTGTTCAATGCATATGTTGTAGAACGAAAACCATCAAGAGTCATTGCTAGCGAATTGAATTGTGGTAAAAAAGCTGTATTATCGGCTTTGCGTCGCCACAGGATAACAGTGAGAAAAGGCCCTGGTAATAGAGGTAAATTCAGTTCGAAACGCAACAAATGCAATGATTTTTGGTGTGATTCATATTGGGAATTGGTTATATCTAATCGGCTTGATGATGACGATAAAGTAATAAAATTCATCAAAAATCCATTTCCGATTTCTTATCAACAAGACGGTAAAATTAGAAGATATATTCCAGATTTCTTGGTCATTTTGGCAGAAGAGCAATTTCTTCTTGAAATCAAGCCTGATGGATTACTTCCATATGTAGAGGGCAAAACTAAAGCAGCTAAGAAATCGATTTTCAATTTCCGCGTAATGAATGTGGATGACAGATTTCCGTGGGAAGTAATCGGCGAAGATGAAAATAATGCCACTACGAATGCAGACAACGATCAGCCTCCAGTTGGAGGTGATCTCTGGGAATAAAGTTCTTGTTCCTGGATGCGAGCCAACGTCTGCATTGTCCTCAACTGCTCTTTCTTCCCACCTTGCTGAATCTGGTTGTGGGAATGCGATCATTGATCTACAGGCCGCACTAGATGCGATTCCTGGGTCTAAAGTGAAGTTGGGGGCCAACTTCAATCGTGGGAATATGCGTCAGAAATGGTTGGTGTTGCCACCAATAGATACTGATTGCCCATGTGCCGATTATGATGATTACTATGAGATATTACGTGATCTGGCTAATGAGGAATTACCCGTCAAAGAGAATTTCGATGCGTGTGATGTGATTGGGATGGGTTTTTGCCCATCTCCGGATTTTGATGATGTCTTGCCACCACCGCCTGATCCATATGTTGAGGAGGGCGTGTTCCCCGAGGGTGTGGGCATATTGCCGCCTGTGCCGCCTTGGGGTTTATCTGGCACTTAGTTAAATCAGCCAAATTTAACTGCCTAGAATGGGACTTCGTTGTCTGGTTCTTGGTGTGGACGCCCTTTGGGTATCAGTGCCCAGCCTTCACACTGTGGGTAATGAACATCCTTATCGAATTTGTATGCTACCAGGCAACATCTTCTCGATTTGGCTTCTGTCCTTTTGTATGGGATTCAAATACAAAGATAGAACATGACAATTCATCGCTTTGCAGCCGATACGGGACAAATTAGTCCTGGCACTTTTGATTCAGTGTGGGAGAGTTATCGCACTGATGTAGAGCAGCGTCATACTCCTATCGCTCTACATGATACGGAAGTTGCGGATATCAAGCTGGCCCGTCAATTGGCTGATGAAATTATTCATGTGTCTGGTGCCGAGATTAAAGTCTTTCAGCGTACTGAGAATGTGGATCATGATGGTGTTTGGGATGAGGATGCTGACCCAACATACTGGAATCATATCCCTATGAAGGCATTCTTCAAACCGGCTCCGATTGAAATTGAGCTGAAGAAATGGGGTGCGGATATGGAAGCCCACCGATTGGAGGTAGTTTTCAGTCATAGACAACTACACGAGAGGTTCAACGATAGGATGTTGCGGATGGGGGATGTGCTACAGTTGCCGTATAATGCGGCTGCTGTTAGTCCAAAGAATTTTAGAATTATGAATGCTACTCCTAGTGGTAATTTCCGTTATATCTGGCTTTACTTTACCTGTCAGGTTGAAATCCTTACTGCCGATATTACTGTGCGGCCTGAGGAAGATATGCCTACAGAGGAGCATGTGAGGACTAACGGTGTCTACCGCGAAAGTATCTGATCAGGTTAAACAGATTCGATCCAGCAATTCTGTGTCGAATCATCGTTTCTTTAATATGATTGCTGCTGGGGTGCAGAAACATCTTGAGCAACAGGTCCCTGGTTTGAAATTGGTTCAGGCAGCTGGTAGTGTCACCAAGAATGGGGGTACTACTGTTCTGACTGGCCAGATTATTGTGCAGGATGCAGATGAGAAGAAGTCCACGGAAGATAAGGTGCGGCAGGTTATGGATGACCTGAAGAATCCTGCTGATTTGTTATCGTCTGTAAAGTAATTGGATAAACATTGCCAATCTACGATTTTGGAGCTGATTTTTCTGTTAAGAGTGGGTCGACCCAGGTCGGTCCGCAACAGCTCCCTAGTGGATTGGGATCTATTCCGGCTGTCAAACAGCTTAGTCATGCTGAGGGCGGTCGTACTGGGATTTCTGGTGATGGTGATGTCCCAGTTTATCCATATCATCTTGAGGAGTACCTTCAGCCTGGCTTTAGGTCATTGGATGACTCGATGAAACAATATTGGTCTGGAATTCGTGTTCCGACTAAGGATTCGTATCGTTTCATGAGGGTCAAGATTGCTGGTGGTGATAAGAGTGTTCTGATATGGAATGATGATCTTGTCGAGGGTCGTGCTCGATTACCTGTGGCTGCTATCAGTCGTGAGAGTCATGAGTTCAATCCTGAGAAGTTCAGTCCTCCATATCATGCTATGACTGCTCGATATCTGAGTAGCCGTGGTGATCAGGTGGCTAAGGTATATCGCCCAACGCCTTGGCTCGTTGATTATAATCTCACTATTTGGGCAGAACATAAAAGAGATGTGGAGTACATAATCTATCAGGTGCTCACCCGGTTCAATCCATTAGCTGAATTCCGGATGTTTGATGGCAAATTAGAAGGGAATGTCCAGATTCGCTATGGTGGGTCGACAGATGCGAGTGATAAAGAAGCAGGATTTGACACGCATGCAAAAGTTCGGTATGAAGTAACCACTACTGCAGAAGCCTGGTTGCCTTTACCAGAGAAGATTGTCAAAACAGTTCTTGGTCGAGTGGTAACTCTTCAAGAAAAAGCTGGTGAAATCCTTGTTGCTTCCAAAGCTCAATCAACGGTGGCTGGTGGGAATTTGTGGTCTGAACCAATCCAAGATGTAGATGAAGCTGAAGAAATAATACAATGAAATATTCGAAGATATCACCTAGTCCAGCCGCTTTGTCTTCGAGAGCAAGACGTGAGACTGGCACGACTAGCGGCTGGCGATTCTACAGTTGGTTGAGACAAAATCAATATCCATCAGGATATGATGTTTTATGCTTTAATTGTAATTGCGGTCGTAATGCAAATGGTGGAATATGTCCACATCAAAAGTACAGTATGGCCTGAATTCAGGACCCAAAAGCTGAGGAATTGATTAATGAGCAAACAGAAAAGTAGTGTGGTGCGAATTTACAACTGCTCCTCGCAGATGATCGCTCTACAAGTACGGCCCCCTAACAGTGATTTCTACCGAAATGAGCAACAGGTCAGGATTAATCCAGGCCAGGATGCTCTGCTGCCGAAGTCTCATCTGCGTAATGAGCAGATTGAGAATCTGCAGAAGAGACGCATGATTCAGGTTATTTATGACTCTGAAGCACATGTCGATCAAGAGGCAGCAGTTACTCCCTAAGGGCATCATTCCGTCAAAAATACCTCAGAAGTCAAGAATTTGACGTATGGAGTAGATCCCAATGGCAGTATTCCTTAGTCCAGGTGTTTTCCCTCGCGAAATCGATCTGAGTGTCATCCCGACCGCCATCGGACCGCTTCGGCCCGCTTTTATCGGCACCGCCAATAAAGGTCCGGTCAATGAAGCAGTCCTGATTACGAATTCGCAGCAGGCAGTTGATACATTCGGTGAGCCCTTCCCAGCCAGTTATTTGATGTATGCTGTATTGGCATATCTTGAAGAAGGCAACCAAGCTTACGTTATGCGTGTTGGCGTGGAATGTGCCGAAGGCCAAGGGGCCGAACTAGACTCCGTATGTATCGACTTGTCCGGCGGACGTGGCAAGGGCTGGGGAAGAATTCCCCTATATCAAGGAATCGATTTTGGCCGTTTGAATCTCCGTGAAGTTGGCGATGGCGTTGGCGACAACCCGGAACCGCTAGTATTCCATGCAGCTTCCATCAGTGCGATCGACTACCGTGACGTTGAAGTCTCGAGCACTTTTGGGGCCACAGCGGCAACATTGAACACAACCGGCACCTACACTGGGTCTGTTGACGATTCATTCGTGATGATTATCA